GGGCAGGGATAAAGATTGAACTCCTGTTTTACACCAACTTGGCCAATCATCAAGAAGGCGACATTCGGCAATCTTATCTAAAGCTTCTCTAGACAGTTTTTGCCCTTCTTGCAACGCATCATCATCAAGCTCCCATAATCCAACATCAAATGGATATTCAGATTGCACCACAAGAAAAATAAATCTTTTAGCTGATGGAATACCATTGAGATAATGTTTTGCCTGCAAATGGTAGGTGAAATTTGCCACTGCCTTGGCAAAGTCTCTTGGGTTTGCTCCTGATCTACTGGTTTTAAGATCCACAATAGTTTCTTTGTTTAACCAATCAGGTCGGCATTTACAGGTCAAACCAGTAGCATTGTCATCCCACCAATAAGATTTCTCTGCAATACCAAAACTGAGTAACTTCTTGGCATGAGGTTCTGCAAAGACCGCATCTCGCATCTTGATCGCATTTTCCATATCAGCTTCAGTGACAGCAGTAAGACCTTTTGCTTCAGCCTCTTTTGCCTCCTCCTTACCTTTTTTGGTTGTTCTGGATGATACTGCAACAAATCTTTTTGTCAGTTCATCAGGTTCAAGTACAGCACAGTGAGTCAATGTTCCAAGGAGCATTGCACTTGTCGGTTTATGTTCTGGTCTGTCAGGGTTAAGAAAAGAGTTCCAGTAAGCCTTTGGGCCATGCTTTACCATTGTTTTTTGCATTGATGCTGAGATCGCATCATCAGCATGGTATTTTTCGTTTGAAATTTGGATTGATCCTGTTGTCATGAGTCTGTATATCTCCTTGTGTGTGGGCCATACTGCATCATTATCCGAGGCCATGTTTTTAAAATCAGTGCCTTATCCTGTGGCATTGCAACAAGACCAGCTTGTGCTAAGCGTTTTAGAAATGGTGATGCGTCAGGAGAATCAATTACAGATGCAAATGTATTGAAGATTTCTTTCTCAGTCATAGTTAAGATTGGGTTGCCGAGGTCGGAGCGTTCAGGGGTTGGTCGCTTCTTCCTCGGTGATTTATGAAAGCGCAGACCAAGATCATATTCACTCATCATTTTCTGGCAAGCTCCTCACACGCAGCCTGTATATTATTGAGGCAATGAATTTGGGTAGAACGTGTCAAAGAGTCAGTCAGCGAGATATATCCAATGCCAAAAATGCAAAGATAGAGTAGAGCGTGTTTCATGGGGTTGGGTTTCAGGGGTAAATTAATAATAACTAACGGTCAACACTTGTCAACCTTTAAAACAATAAGATCTGGACATCTGGCTTGTAATCAGCCTTATATCTCTTATTATCTCCTTTTGGATATGGTTCTATTTGATATGCCAGATTTTGTCTCATTTCTTTTTTTTGCTTTTTGTTACCAATAAAATAAAAATATCTATGTTTTCTTGGTCTATCTACCATATAAAAATCTTCTCCATATTTATTTCTTAATAATTGAATTTGTTTTATATCTTTTTTATCTGTTCTACCTAATGAGTCAGTTATACTTGCTGAATGTAAATGCTCCAATCCTTTAATTTTATAATCTGGTCTTTTTGCACTTAAACCTGTATAAATCCAATTTGTTGCTTGATAAATATAACCATGATGATTTTGTGATGTATCTGCATAACTAACAATCACATTTGGAGATGGTAGTTTTTTTAAAGTTTGTGATACAAAAAAAGAAAGTACATTTTTTTTATTTACCTCATCTATAACAAGTCTATTTAACTCTAAAAAATGATCTTGATACATACCATTAAATGATCCTTTTACTAAAGCTGGACTCATGGGCCTACCATAACTACAAACACCTATTAGATTTTTTCCTTGATAAATTCCAAAAGCATAAGATGTTGATGGTAGACGTTTTGCATAATGTTTTTTTAAAAACCATTCGTGCGTTTCTTTGAAATTTATTGATCTTACAAAATATTCTTCTTTTAATACCATCGTTCTGCCCAACTAAAGTTAACACCTAGTTTTTCTAGCTTGTCAATTAATCGTCTAGCTGTTGCTGCAACCTTACCGCCATACTGAGGGCTAACATCTTCTGCCCTGTCCATAGTGCTACCAGATAAACAATCATCTAAAACCATTTTGTCAATGTCATCTAAATCCTCTGGTAATTTTTTATGATCTTCAAGACTCCAACGAATTTTGTCGCAACTATCCCAAACTTTTTGTTCTGGATATACTAAACGTTCAACAGTTCGACCATCTTTTTCTGTTGAATATTCTTTAATGATCTCATTTGTAGTGTTGCGATCACCATATTTTTTGATCATGTCTTCTTCGTAAAACTGACAAGAACATTCGACAATACACTCTTCGGGTCTGTCTAAAATGATCTCGATTTCAAGTCCTGTAAGTTTTGTAGTCATTTACTTAGCCTCCTGTTTTTTTGTGTAGTCACCACCAGCAACTACCCACTTACAAAACTTTTCTGTAAATGTATAAAGAAACTTTCCTTTATCAAAAACATTCATATCTGCATAAGCCATTTCAACCTCAACAATACCTTTTTGTAATAGGCTGCTAAGTAAACCTTCAGCTTGTTTTATAGGAATACCAGCTTTTAAAAGGTCATTGAAATTAAAATAAACATAAATGGGGTCAAGGCCATTGCCCCAGCCATGCCACTCATTTTTGTCAATATCAGCAACTGTAAGAAACTGTTGCTCTTTTTCGGTCATGTAATAGTTTGCCATTTGAATCGGGGTTGATTTACTTTCATTATAAACACAACTGTCAACAACTGTCAACAAGGTTTCATTACTTTTACATCAAATCCTTTTTCTTTCAACTCCTCAATCCTATATTTCTGGATTTCACTAAGTCTCCCCTTCTCGCTTTTGACCTCAATAAACATGACCTCATCTGGTTTCATACAGATCAAATCAGGCAAACCAGCTTTGTTGCACATAATTAACTTGATTACTGTCCACCCTTCTTTCTCGTGCTTGTCGATCAGCTTCTTCTGATATTGAGCCTCTGTCATTTCTATAGTGCTTGATCGTATAGCTTTCCTTTGATTGTACTACCTGATAAACTTTTGGCTCGATTCCTTTATCCGCAAAAATATAATGTATTTTATTTTTTCTATCCCTGCCAAGAAAACTTGCTCTTTCCCTGCCCTGCAAATAACTCAATGCAGAATAATCTATACCCAAAAAGATCAAGTGGTCGGCACTGCTCAGATTAACTCCTTCCCTGCAACTCTTGACCTGACCAATAAAAACAGAATCGCTGACGGCATTAAAAACATCTGGGTCATCTGTTGCCCTATCTCCAAAATATTCTCTCAGCATTTTACCTTCAGCAATAAAGCAATATAAAATGGCGATCCTTCCACTGAAGTTTTCTTTAATATAATCAGCTTTACTTTTATCAAAAACTATCGCTCCATGTCTTTCTGTTATCACATGGCCATTATAAATCTGCCTCAATTTGCTCATAACCTTTGCACCAGTATCTGCAACAACCGATCTTCCTCCAGAGCTACCAATAACACCATCTTTGATTATCCTCAATGCCAATCTGTATGTTCTTCTAGACATCTTCACCATATGTACTTGCTCCTCAACCTCTTGAGTAAAGCCTGCCTCTTTTTGTGTCATCTGAACTGTATATGGTTCAATATCCTTTAATATTCTGTTTTGTTTAGCATCTGAATAATCTTTAATAACAACACCTGTTCCAACTCTTTTCTCCTTTACATCTACATAGTCACTTGCCCACCTGTAAAAATTTTGATATTTACTCCATAAAAAAGGAGTCAGTGACCATTGGTGGTAAAGCTGGCTGAAACTTTCAGGGCTTGGTGTTCCACTCATCAAAATGATGCTGTGATATCTTAGTTTCAAGATATTCAAATATCGTTGAGATGGTTTTGGAAATGCACCAACACTATGGGCTTCATCTACAATAATCATGTTCCAGCTTGATCCTCTAAACTTTTTTAACATCTCAAAGTTAGTGACGGATACTACCCTCTCAAGATTCATCTTCTCAACATCACTTTCAATACTTGGTATTGCTTTCTTCTTAGTAATTACCAGCACTTTTTCAAGTGCCATATTTCTGACAACAGACAACGCCACCATTGTTTTGCCTGTTCTACATTCACCACTTAAATATGCACATTTTTTGATCTGACAAAGCTTGGTCAACTTTCTGCTTGCCACTTTTTGATAATCTCTAAGCTGGATCATTTTTGTTTTGTTATGAAAGTAGTCTTCATATCATTACCAAATACCTCTTTCACTGCTTGTTCAACTATCACTTTTCTACTTTTTATCATATCCTCCCAGTTGGGTGACAATGCAATCACTACTTCATTCAAACTTATAAATTGAAGTTCTGCCTGTTGTGATAAAAGCATTTTTGTTGATGAATACTTGCATTTATCTAAAATTGCAAGCCAAAAAAGTTCCTTGCTACTCATAAACATTGACTATACTATATATGGTGCTATCTTACCCTATAGTTACACATAATCAACCCTAAATATGGAACAAGAGCAAGCATTAAAAACAATTAATATTCAACTCTCGCAAGGTCAGATAAAATGGCTTGATGATAACAAGGGGTCTGAATCCAGATCATGTTTGCTGAGACTTATAGTTGCTGAAAGAATGGAGCAGGCTTCATAACAATGGATATAAAAGAAGAACTATCTGTCTTACCAAAGGAATGGGGTTATGTTGCCGTAAAAAATAAAAGGCCTTATCAAAACGACTGGCAGAATAATCCACTTAAACAAGTACAACTTTTTAAAGAACTTGTAGCAAAACGATCCACAGGGATAGGTGTCTGCTGTGGAACTCCCTCAGGTGGCCTCCTCTTCCTAGACCATGATGGCCCATCAGCTGCAAAGATATTAGGTGAGTGGGGTTTCTCACTATCATCACTTCCACCATCATGGATGGTCACATCAGGTCGTGTCGGTAGATTTCAAATAATCTATCAAGTTCCAAAAAAATATTGGTCAAAAATAAAAACACGTAAATTTCAGACAGGTGTGAAAGATGAAGATGGTTCTGTTGAACAGATAGAATTGCGCTGGGAT